TCCTTAAATGCCGAACTCTACGCCAACAGATCTCCTCCGTGAGTTCGCTTACACGGTAGAGCCCTAGTCTTTCCATCCATCCGTCCTGAGTTTCTTTCTTTTTCATGTTTTCTTCTCCATCTTTAACTCGAACCGTCTTACACCTGCCGGTCTAAAGACGGTATTCGTCTGTTTGAAATTATCGACTAACCGAAAGATTCCATTGCTCGTGCGTCCTTCCTCGAAGCCTAAATCACGTAGCTGAGCGATTAATGCGTCGAGGTCCTTATAGAGAAGCTTCGTAGCTTCGATCTGAGAAAGGATAAGAAAGCACTCATCGAGGATCTCCTCGGTGCTACTTCTTTCCCTTTTCGGCTTCTCCGATTCCTGAAAGAAACCTCCGTAGATCAGAAGCGGAAATGAAGTCACCCTTAGGGATCTCTAAGGAGTCGAGCTTCTTAGCCATGTCTTCGATATCGTAGTCCACGTCATTCATTCGCTCGGTTAATGCCTTAACCGTGTTCTCGAGTTCCTTAACACGTAGCTCCACACTCATTTCGGAGCGGTCGCGTGTTACACTTGCGTCTTTCTGTTTAGAGGCGCGTCTACTCGTGGTCGCCGATGTTTCTTCTTTACTCATCTCGTTACCCTTCTCACTCATCTTTAATTCCTTACTTTAGGAATTCTAACTTATTAATGTCCGATAGTGGACGATGTACTCCGTTAAGAGACAGACGTTATATATACCGGACGAATAAGGACGTAAAGAGGTCTTTTATAGAAGATGAAAGAAAATATGGTAAGTTTTTAACCGGGTAGAATCAGATGAGAAGTTGGCTTCGGATGGCGACGGCGATACGTTGCATCATGAAAGGAGGCACCGCCATGCCACAAATATAGCCAGCATCCTGCCCTCGGAAGTTAAAATCCGTCGGAAATGTAGAGATCGCAATCACCTCAGAGGTGGAGAACTTCCTCGGCGACTCATAGTGCATTACCGAACCTTCCTTAGTCGTCACCTTACTGGTTAAGGTCGGAGCGGGAAGCCTCGGATTAGCGATCGAGCAGGTGTAATACTTCCGCTCCTCGCCCCCCTTAATCCGGTTCCATTCCTCTAGTAGAGAAGGTGGAAGCGTCTGCCCATCTGACGCACAGTCCTTAATCGCCTCAGATACCGAGATAGGTCTCTCGCGAAAGCCGAGCTTAATCCGTGGAAGCTCTAGGTCCTTACGCGTGGCTATAAAGAAGGTGCGCTCGCGTCTCTGAGGAACTCCCATGCTGGCAGAGTTAAGTAGGAATAGCTGAGGTTCATAGCCCGCCTCCTTAAACTTATCGAAGATCATCTTGCAATAGCCTCGAGCCTTACCCTGGATAAGTCCCTTAACGTTCTCTGCTACCACGACCTTAGGCTTAATCGTCTCTGCTAATGCTATGAACTCGAAGAATAGATCATCGAGCACCTGTTCAGCCTGTCCTTCCCTGAACTTCTTATTCTTTCCCCAGTCCTTATCCCGACTCCCGACCATGGAGAAGCTCGAGCATGGTGGAGATCCATCGAGCACGTCGAGATTGTAAAGATCCTCGTGGATCTTCGACTTACGGAAACTTTGAATGCTCATTTTATAGGCGTGCTTAGGCATGTGATTAGCCACATAAACGTCCCACATTTTAGGATCGATCTCACAGCATCCGAGGACCTCATAACCTGCTAGTTTGTAGCCCATAGTCGAGCCTCCACCTCCCGAGAAGCAGGAGAAGACCTTAATCCCATGCTTAGGTACTTCTGTCAGTTCCGTCAGTTTCCATTTTCCCGTGCGTAAACTCATCTTTTCTTGTCTCCATCCCACATGAACCCGCACTTTGGGCACGTATGCTGGAACTTTGAGAACTCCTCCTCGGGGATCTCCTCGTTCTTATCGCCATAATTCGGAACTTCGGCCTGATAGTACTCAGCCATGAACCTATCTACATCGAACCCGGCCATCTTAAAGTTCTCGAGCACATAGTCCGGCTCCATCGAGTTCTCTGTGATGTACTCATAGAGCCCTTGACCTTCGATGTCCCCAAATTGTGAGGCAGCGCTTAGAAGCTTTTCTTTAGCTTCCTTATAGGAGTCAGCATGGACTATAGCGACTGGGATCTCAGGGATCTCATAACCCTCTTTCTTAAGGGCTTGCAGGACTCTAAGCCTTTGGTGTCCATCGAGGATGAAGTTATTCCCATCCTCAGACTTCCACACGAAGATAGGAAAGCTAAAACCCTGGACGAGGATCTTATTCCTAAGCTTTCGAAAGCTCGGCTCGTCGAGATTCTTAAGGTTCCCCTGGAACTCTGTCAGGTCCTCCATCGCTATCCGATCCTTCGCCTCGCACTTGATCTCGACCTTCATCCCTTCTCCTCGGTTTGTATTTAGTGCCCGCATGCCTAAGCCAGGCAGAGACGTCACCCTCCGTGAACTTATCAGCCATTCCCTGGATGCAACCCTTTTCCGAGTCCGTGACACGGATGGTGATAAGGTCCTTTCGGGGTCTTTTGCCTGTCAGACTTGAATTCATGGGCTTCCGTTGTCTATACGTTTTGTCTATACATGTGTTATACCTTGAAGATAGATGGCGAGGAAATAAGGATAAAATGGAAGACGGCGATAAGGTAGTAAAAGAACCCAACAACACTTCAAGGGTAGGTGATGAGAAGTACCCGAAGTTTGCAGACCCTTATGTACTCGATGAGTTAGATAAGGCCATAATTAAGCACGTCATAGACTTCCCATGGGAGAAGAAACACGCGATAGCGGCAAAATTTAAACTGTCGAGTAAGCAGTTGTACTTGCGTCTTAAGAAGCCAGCCATGAAGAAAGCCTTCGATGATCTATTCCAGAAGACGCTTGAGATTATCGAGAAGAACAACAACCTAGCATTCCGAAGACTGGCAAGGCTTATAAATGATCCTGATCCATGGGTAGCCCTGAAAGCTATAGAGCTGCAGCTCCGCCCGTTTCTTAACCAGAGTAAGCTCGAGATTAAGCAGGTTCAGGAGGTAATCTACCGCGCTAGGTTCGGAGATGATGGTGCGATAGTGACCGACAAGGAAGAAATTGCCGATACCACACCTAAGAACACCCTCGAACTTATAGCCGGTGGAAAGGCATGAGTTTATGCACCCTACAGCTTCCGACTCCACACAGTAGAGAACAGCGAATAGTCATGATGTCCATGCTCACGCCTGGGCTTGTGGAAGCGTGGTTCCCGTGCGGTACTAAGTTCGGAAAGAGTGCTGGCGCGGGTTCATCTATGTCTAGTGCTGCCTGGGTTAAGAAAAATGGGCTATTCCGATGGGTAGCGCCTATTCACTCTCAGGCTAAGATCGGGATGAAGTATCACACCCGACTCATACCACACGAAGCCATTCAGGTTAATAAGTCCGAACCATCGATAAGGTTCCGCCACAACGACGCGATCATAGAGTTTAAATCCGGGAAGTTCCCAGAAGATCTCGAAGGTGAGGGAGTAGACGGCGGTTATTGCATTGACGAAGCCGCTAAGATGGGTCGTCAGGTCTATGACTCCGCTAAGACCACAGTCACGGTAACACGGGCACCTATCGTAGCCTTCTCGACTCCTAAGGGTAAGAACTGGTTCTATCATAAGTGCATGGAAGCTAAGGAGGAGATGGAATGGGCGATTAAGAACGGCCAGTCCCCTAAGAAGATCTTCATGACGGCTCCATCCATCGTTAACCCGATGGTTACTCCTGAGGCAGTTGCGGAAGCGAAGATCGCATTACCTGATCGCCTATTCCGGCAATACTACCTCGCCGAGTTCCTAGACGATGGTTCCACGTTCCTCGGGTTCAGAGAGACCTACTATACCGAGAAGATTGAACTCGTATCGGAACACCAACAGTGGTTTAGCGAGGACTGTGCCCAGCTTAACGTGGTGATCGGAGCTGACTGGGCAAAGACTCAGGACTGGACGGTGTTTTTTGCGGTCTGTTTAAACACCAGAAGGGTCGTAGCCTTCGAACGCTTCCATAAGAGGCCATACACGGAGGCTATAAAGCAGTTAGTGCGGTTCTCTAGGAGGTTTAAGGACGTCCTCGACATATGGCATGATAAGACCGGCGTAGGGCAAGCCATTGATGATCAGCTCGCGTACACTAAGCTCCAGTATCGAGGTATCACCTTCTCGAACAGATCTAAGACCGACATGGTGAATAAGCTCATAACGACCATTGAGTCCAGGAGGATTAGTCTGCCATTCTGGAACGTGCTAGATTCTGAGATGGACGCCTACGAGGTGTCGACTAATGATCTCGGCACCATGTCCTATTCCGCGCCGCCCGGTAAACATGATGACACAGTGTCCGCTCTCATGCTGGCTAACGCAGCCCTGGACGAATATGCTGATAGGGATTATGACGTCAGATTTATGGACGAATTAGACGAGGAAGACTCTAAGGTCGAACCGGATAGCCTCGAAGCATATTATAATGATCTAAAAGACGATGAGGACTTCTAATGGACAAAGTCGTTGACATAAAAGACAGGATGGCTAGGGAAGATGAGGAAAACCTCGTCGACGATTACGTCCGCACAAGCGAGATCGTTCAAAAGACCTTCTCACCCATAGATGACCAGTCCGACATGAGTGGCTATGGCGTCTGGAACGAGGAAGTAAAAGCATGGCTAGACCTAAACACACTTAAGGGTCTTTTCTTTAACGATGACTGGGTCTACATCCTCGTGGATCTGATAGCCTCGAAGATCGCGTCCCAAGAGATGCGAGTCATGAAGCAAAGCTACCGAAACGGCGTGGCAATCTACGAGCCTGAGGAAAGCAACCCTATCCAGCAATTGATCTACGAGCCGAATGAGAACCAGACATATTACCAATGGATCTACTCTATCGTGGTGGATCTTATCCTGACCGGAAATGCGATCATATATAAACCGACTTCGGTAAACTCCATGATCCACGTCCCTGTCGAGATGATCCAGCTAGACTTCGATACAGATGGGCGCCTGAACTTCTATCGAGTCATTCAGTACAACACTAACTACGAGATGCCTCTACCTCGCCTAATCATGAAGCTCGATCCCAAGCAGGTAGGGCATGTAAGACGTCCTAACCCATCCTCAGCTCTATGGGGTCTTTCTCCATTTATCCCAGGTCGGAAGTCTATACTCTTTAGCCGATATAGCATCGAGTATCTGAATAACTTCTATCTTAAAGGCGCGCAACCCGGTCTAGTACTAAGCTTTGACGACACTGCAAATGAAAAAGCTGCACTTAGACTTCTCCGCTCTATGGAGATGGCGCATACGGGACGTAAGAATCAGCGCCGTAACATGATTCTACCTAAGGGTGTAAAAGCTGCCGAGGTCCATCAAACCCTTGCGGACCAACAGCTTAAAGACTATGTAGAGCTTAACCGTGAAACGATCATAAACATCCTGAAAGTTCCTAAGCATGAGCTATCCCTACAGACTAAGGGCTCTCTCGGGTCTGAGGAATATAACACCGCACTTAGGAACTTCTGGTCTGGACCTCTAAAATCCACCATGAAGTCCATAGAAGCCTCACTTACCAAGCTTCTTAAGGATATGTTAGGTGAAGGAAGGCATCTTGAGTTCGACCTAACTGACGTCCAGTTCCTCCAAGACGACATGAACCAGAAGGCCGACTTATCGATTAAGCTTCTCCAGACCCACACACTTAACGAAGTCCGTGCGAAAGTCTTCGATGAAGACCCACTCGAGGGCGGTGATGTGGTGCCCAGTCCTAAGCCGATCCAGAGTCTTAACCCAACTGTCACCGAGCCTAAGAAAGAGATGGAGGCAGCTCCAGCTCCCGAGCCTCAGGTTCAGACGCCCGAGGTTAGTGAGCATGAGAAGATCCTCACGAAGAATAAGCTCGCTTTCGAGACTCTAAGGACTACTAAAGGTGATTGGTGGGCTAAACGAGATCAAATGCTCCAAAGGAATGAAGTCCAGCGTTTCGCTAAGGTCCATGCGATATCCCTTATGCTATTTGCGAATCAGATCGCTCAGGTAGTGAAGATCGTAAAGAAGGACCTGGCTTCCCAGGGATTTAAGTCTAAGACCGGATCGAGTAGAGATTTAGTCTACATTCGGAAGGAAGACTTTAAAAAAACGGAATTGCAGCGTAAGATTCGTGATGCCCTTGCATCCCTTGAACAGACATGGCTAGATTCTGCATCACCCACATTAGAGGAATCAGTCGACTTGGGTTATAACGCTCAGCTCATTTTACCCTTTAACCTGCCGAATAAGTCTGAGCTAGAGGCTCTACGCATAGCGAGGACCCAAAACCGTCTCGACGCAGTCCAGGGACGACTCACGAAGACCTTCGCAAACCTAAATGCCACTACCACTGATAAAGTTATGCGCATCATCGAGGAAGGTGTGACGAACTCTCGCACTATCCAGGACATCGCAAATAATATCGTCCAGGAAGTAGGTAGCCCAGAAGTGAACGATGCCCGTGCTCAGACCATAGCTAGGACTGAAGTCTTAACCGCAAGCTCGCTCGGTCAGGCAGCTGCGATGAAAGACGCCGCTGAAGTCATCCCAGACCTTAAGAAGATGTGGGTGAATGCCGGTGACGATAGGGTTCGAGGTAATCCCGGAGGTAGATATAAAGACTCTGAGGCAGATCATTGGACACTTGGCGGGGAACTAAGAGACAATGATGAGGACTTCAGCAATGGACTCTCTTATCCAAGGGACCCTAAAGGGGACGCCGCGGAGGTGATTAATTGCCGATGTACGTTCATAATGGTCCCAGGGCAAGATGCTGACGCTTTGGGGATTAAACCTTTACAGGAAAGCTATGACGATCTTCAAGGAACAGATAATGCCAATGGGGAGTAAATATGGCGACTAAGAGACAAACGAAGAATATAAAGACTCTGGATTGCTTCCATAAGTTCGAGATTAAGAAGGTCGGCGGTGATACCTATATCCAAGGCTGGGCGAATAAAGCCGTGGTCGATCGGGGACAGGACATCATTAAAATGGATGCGTGGAACCTCGATAACTATAAGAAGGTGCCCACGATCCTCTTTAACCACGATAAGGATAAGCCAATCGGTAAGGCGATCGATGTAAGACCCACAGATCAGGGCTTATGGATTAAAGCGAAAATCTCTAACTCGAAAGATCCGACCATCTCCATGGTTCGTGACCTGATCCAGGAAGGGATGCTCAATGCATTCTCAGTAGGGTTCGACGCTAAAGACGAACAGCGTAACACTGAGGGCATAAACGAAATTAAGAATGCGGAGCTATACGAATGCTCCGTTGTGACTTTACCAATGAACCAAGATTCAGTCTTTGATGTCAGCACTAAATCTCTGGTTGGCCTATCACGAAACGAAGCGATATCCAGGATCTTAAAGGCCAAGGGTGCATGGGTAGCGCAAGCAGTGCATGGTAAAATCGGTGATATGGAAAAATCGGGGACTAAACGCGATGAACTCCTATCACAAATTTCTTCTCATGCTGGGATTAGCAAAGATGATCTTACCCAAGTCATGGCTGGAAATATTACTCCAGTCCCCGAAAAAGTTATGGATGCTTTCAAGGAAGTTCTGGGAATGGATAGCGAAGAACTTAAAAAGCTAGACGCCGGGGACGTCCAAACTCAAAAAGGAACGGACGATATGCAAGAAGAACCGATGGAAAAGGATGGCGGCGAGGAAGCCGACTCAGACCAGGATGCGGTTGCCCTAATCGGTATCACTATCCCTAAAGACCTTGCTGATACATCGGATGATGCTCAGACTATGGCGGCAGATGCCGGTTACGAGCCTATTAGCGTCCAGGATGCCGGAGATAACTGGTATGTCCTTCTCGAGGACCCAGCTGACTTCCAAGATGAGACCTCCCAGCTAAACATGGGAGATAACATCATGGGAACCGTAGGCATCCGAAAGCCTATAGGAGATCAGCCCTCAGAGGACCAAGAACCTCCATTGCCAGGATCTTCAGACCAGTCGACACCTCCTACGGATGCTCAGGCTGAAGGTAAGGCTACTCCTCCGCCTCCACCTGAGGAAGATCCTAAGAAGAAACCTAAAATCCCTCCACATCCATCTCAAGGACATAAGAAGCCTGTAGTGGAAGGTGGAACTCCTCCTAGTAACGCATGGACAGACTATGGAAAACCTAAAGACGGAGAACAAGAGCAAGCTCCTCCTGCTCCAGACAGTTCGATGTCTGCTCCGCCCGCTCCGCATGCCGACGCTAATCCTCCAGCGGGTGAGGGACAGCCTCCGGCTGAGGAAGGCGATAAAAAGCCAGACGATCAGCCATCCGACGAATATGGTGGACTCAGTAAGCAGGACTATGACCAGGCCATCTCTCAGTTCAAACAGGAACTCGCAGATGTCCAGGAACATACTCCGGGTAAAAACCCGCCAGCGTGGGCTGATAATCCCGATGCGTGGAATAAGGCAGAAGAAGCGGCCGCCAAGACTTACGATCGATCTGACCCAAGCTTTTATGCAGTGACCACATGGCTCTATCTAAACCGTTTCGGTGGAGGAAAGAAGTCAGGATCGGAAGGACGCACGAAAGCTGCGCAAACCGACCCTAACACTGCTCCCATTTCTGGCGGAGGTGATGCTACAATACCAGTAGATGACAACCCATATCTTGCTCAGGCGCGTCAGACTAATGTACTTTTAGGGGTACTCATTAAGGAAGTGCAGCAAATGTGCGCTGCTATGCAAGGTGGAGCTATAGGTGCTCAGGGTCAGATGGGAACTTGTCCTAAAGAAGAAAAGGACGAGCCCATGACAGATGAGCAAGCTAAAGAACTTAGTGAGCTTCTGACAAAGAACGTAAGTGAATATGTAGCGATACTGAACGATAAACTAGGGAAGATAGGCGCGTGATCGGCGCTCTTCAATAAACCAAAGGAGTTCTAAATGTTAACCAAGAAGGAAGCTTCGGAACTGTTAACTCAGTTCAAAGGTGTAACTGATCGCGCCGACACCGCAATCAAGAAAATCGGCGAGATCGAACAAAAGGGAGTAAGTCAGATTATGAAAGGAGCACACGACAGTTTTTCAACTTCGCGTGGTGATTGTGACGAGAAACAGGCTATGCGAGCCTTCGGATGTACGCATCCCGCTCAGCTTCTTAAGGTGAATACTGCTCACCCTAAGTTCGCCCACATCTCCGCTTACCACAAAGGTATCGTCAAGGAATTCAAACAGACTGTGGACATCGCGCGTTATACCGCACAGATCTTCCACGGATCTCCACTTGACCGTATCGGCGAAAGTGAAAAAGCTGACACGATTGCTCGCGTAAAGAACATTACCGAGACCTACTACGGTAAGAACGAGCTTCTCCCACGTCTTAAGTCTTTCGGTTCCACAGTCTCTGGTAGCGGTGACGAGTGGGTACCTACGATGCTTTCCTCTAACTATATCGAGGAATATCAGATCGAACCGATCCTGGAGCAACGCTTCCAGAAGATCAACATGCCATCTAACCCATATGACCAAGCGACTCAGAATAGCCTGAAAAAAGCCCGTATCATCGCTGAGAACGCTCAGATCACCGATACGAACTTCGGTACTTCTAAGTTGACCTTCACAGCTAAGAAGCTCGGTGAGCATTCGATCCTCCCAGAAGAACTCACGGAAGATTCAGCGCCAGATATCATGGCCGCTGCCCGTGACTTCGTTATCCAGTCTCAGCTTCGTGCGGTTGAGTCTGCCCTGATCTCCGGTGACGATGATGGAACTCACATCGACTCCGACACTCAGGCAGCCGGCGCCGATGTGGCAGAAAAGGTCTGGAAAGGTCTTCGCCGCCAAGCGTTAGCGAACTCCTCTAACGGTGGAACGACAGACTTCACAAACGCCGCCGTAACTGAAACTCTGCTCCGTAAACTTCGCGCTAACATGAAGAAGTTCGGTAGCAAGCCAGACGAACTCCTTTTAATCGTAGGCCCAGTGGTCTACACACAGATGCTTGCACTCCCAAGCGTAATCACTGTAGAGAAGTTCGGTCCTATGGCGACCATCCTGAAAGGTGCTTTGGCAGCTTACCAGGCGATCCCGATTGTTAACTCTGAGCATATGCGCGAAGACCTTAACGCATCCGGTGTTTACGACGGTGTAACGACTAGCCGCGCGGGTATCTTACTAGTGAACCTTAAGCGCTGGTACCTCGGTATCCGTCGTCCGATCGTGGTTAAAGCAATGCAAGACTTGCCATACTACGACCGATTCTTGCTCGCCTCTTATCAACGCAAGGACTTCCAAGGCTTTACTCAAAGCGCGACCGAAGTCAGCGTCTCTTACGGTATTAACATCGCGGTCTAACCGTAGGCGAAAAGGGCGGGCGCTCTGCCCTTAACGGTTGACGAACAAGGGGTGGAGATGATCCATCCCTTTTTTGCTACCATTAGGGTGGAGAACAGGAATAATGACAGACCTATCGCAAAGCATAACGAAGCTCGGTCTCTTTGAGACACTTCCTATCGTCCCTCTACAGACTTTCAACCCTGGGACCTATACCCAAAAGCTTCTGACCGAAGGTAACTCGCTTCTCTCATCCCTATTCGTGAAGACGATGGACGTGGGTGCTACGGTCCAGGTGAATTACTACGATTATGGCGTGGGAGCCGATGATGGTGAGCGCTTTAATCTCACGAGCCATACTCTCATCACCTCACCTACCGTCCCCTCGCCTGATCGAATCTTAGTCACTAGGCTCCATAATAAACCCGTGATCGAAGTCGTAGTTTCGAATGGGAATGCCGAGCTTGGGGTCTATCTTACAGTCGTGGCCTCTTTCGCCTCAGACTTAGACTCCGCCCTCGTTAAAGATGCTCAGGATGCCAACCTTCTTGTGAATAAGGGCATCCCGATAGTCACCTACGACTCGAACGCCGGGAAATTCTACATTCTAAGATCGGATGCCGGTGTTATCCCGGTCGCTTTCTCTGAAGCTGGCGACTCGGTTCATCTTTCGACATCGGTTCCGACCACGCCGGGGAGTGAACAGCTTCTTGTGGACGATACTGTGCCCTCAGGGAAGACTAGGAAAGCTACGCAAGCTATAGTGGTATGCAGGTCCCAAGGTCTTTTCACCGTCGAAAGCGATGGTGCTATAATTGGATCGGGGCGGACTGGCCCTGCTTCGCCCACGGGGATATTCTCTTGGAACCCAAGGAAGGACATACCCGCTGGCAAGGATGTTAAGATTAGATTCACGGCAAACTTGCAGGCACCAATCAGTAATGTCGAAGCGTATTTCATGGCTAGCGACGTTACACCATAATCCTTGGGAGGGGATTAACCTATGTCAGACCCAAAAGAAGTATTTCCGATATTGGACGCTGGTAGTGGCGTAGGTGCTTCACCTAGCCAGGCAGTGGACGCAACAACCGCCGCCGCTGCCTTACTTGGTCTCGTAGGCTTTGCATTTAAGGACTCTACCGGGAAAGTGGTCCTTCCGCAGCTAACAGCCTTAGGTCAGATCAACGTTTTGACGGAGATCGGACAAGGCGCAAATAAGATGGCGAAGGGTGAGCTTGCGGCCGGCTCCGCCGGTTCCATCGTAGACGTAACAGGCGCTTCCATAACCCTTTCCTTAGCTAAGAAGTACAAGGAACTTGGTTTCGTGGTGTCATGCCGTACAGACGCATTATTTCAGATCGTGCATGTTAACGACAGCGCAGGAACACCCGTCGAGACGGTTATGTGCGAAGCTCAGGTAGGACCGGGAGCCTTCTCATTTAATGGCGTTCTCAAATCATTCCTTCTCGACACCACTGCTGACACAGGCATTCCGTTACTTAAGGTGAAGGCTAAGAACTTCGAGGTACCATCTAGCTTGCGTGCTACCATTTGTGTGTTCGAGACAACCTAAGAGGCTTTAGATGGCAGATCCAGAAATAGGAGAAGAGATTAGAGACATAGCTGGCTCCTCGGCCCATTATAATGGGACTGTGGGAACCAGTCCTGTCTCTATCCCTTCCGTCGCCAATAAGGTGATAAGCGAGTTCTGCATAGCTAACACGGATAGCACTAAGACCGCTGTCCTTAGTGTTTCTTTAGATGCCGGGACCACTTTTAAGACGATAGGTTATAAGGGTTCATGGACATGGTCACCTAAGGGTCGCATAAAGCAGATACAGATCAAAGCTGACGCGGCTAGTCGGGCTTATCAGATAGCCATGAACTTCGAGGAATTCTAATGGCATTAGGTAACGAAGTCATATCCCTCAACGACTATGCGACGGAAGCGAAGCAGGACACCGGTAATACGACTCTTGCTTCCATCGACGCCGGCATTCCCGTTGCATTAGGACAGACTGTTAAAGCTAACTCCATGCCTGTCGTGCTCCCTAGCGACTACCAGGTGCCCACCGTCCCTCAGCTTGTGAATTCACCCGTCTATGAGGACATGAATGCCACGACCGGCGGCCTTGCTAGAGGTTCCACAATCTCCACCACATACGTGAATATCTATTCATATTCCGGAGCAGGACTTTTCTTCGGTTTTAGGGTCACGTTTAACACCCTAAACGTTATGCAGATAAGGCTACAGATCGATGGAGTGGATTATCTTATGGGATCTGCAGGGCTAAGTCTTGCGGATGTCGCTAGTGGTACGCTTTATAACTATGCTGCCTCTAGTCCCTCTTTAGGTATAGAGCTTGACGGGAACACCATAGTTTTTTCTCCACCGGCTCCGCTTAAATTTGCAACATCCGTAGTAGTAAAAGCTTCGGTAATAAGTGGTGCATCTAAGCAGTTCCTTGCGGGCTTTGCGGTGAGGTCATCATGATAGATATAAGCTGGAAAGACTTTAAAGCCTTAGTCCAGGCGAAAAGCCTCCCTGTGTATTACATATTTAGTAATGAGCAGAATAAATACCTACTTCTCACGAAATGGGGGTATTTCGATTTTAGATGCTATGTGCATGGTTTAGCCGACTCCGCCGATAAAACGGATTTTGAGTCTAGCCTTAAGGCTGCAGCGAATACTTATCCTCCAGTCGAGCCTAACCTTCTGGGATGGGCGAGCGCTGTTAAGCAAGACACGGGGAACACTAGCTTAGCTTCGATCGATGCTAAACTGACCACAACTAACTCGGATCTAGCCGCGGCCGATACAAGCTTAGCCTCCATAGACACCAAATTCCCGACTCAGGGACGTAAGACCTCATCGGGAAGTTTACCTACCGTGGAAGCCATAGACCCGACCTACAGCTGTGGGTTTGTGAGTCTTAACATAGCGGGTAGCGCGACGGATTTTTTCACGATCACAGGATCGGCCACTAAGACGGTAAGGGTTAAGAAGATAGAGCTATCCTTCACGGTGAACGTCACTCTAGGCGCGAGCCAGTCATTTGACGTTCAGCTTGTGAAAAGATCTACGGCAAATTCAAGCGGAACATCTACTACTCCAGCCATAACGCCACATGATTCTAGCGATGCGGCCGCAACCGCTGTGGTAAGGGGATATACAGTTAATCCTACGCTTGGAAGTCTTGTCGGAGTAGTGCGTGCGCTTAAGCTTACAGCTAACTCCGTGAACACCACTAATCCCGTGGTTAGGGTAGTCTGGGAGTTCCCAGCTCCCGTGGTTTTAAGAGGTACGAGTGAGGTATTAGCCGTGAATCTTAATGGGAGCACGCTGACCTCTGACGATAACGCAATGAGCATCGAATGGAGTGAGGTATGAACAACATTACTAGCGTTCTTCAGGGTGAGTTTAAGTCCTTTGCGATTAATCTCGCATGGGTCATGCAGGAAGCTGCCGACATCGATAAGGCTTACTTCGCCACTGACGCGAGCACTTTAGTCGGTGCATTATCTAGCGGAACGTCCGCAGCTAGCTTAGACACTAAGCTGACTAAGGCTCAGTATGTGAACTACATCGGGTTCGTCGAACAGCTTGCCAACTTTTTCGGTAACTCGGCAGTAACGACTGGAGATTACCTGACTAATATCGATCAGGTGATCTATGGAAACGCCGCCACACCTGCTAAACTTAGTGATGCGACGGAAAGCATCGCAAACCGTATGAAGGTCCATGCCCAGGCTTGCCTCACTCATTTCCTAAAGGCTAAGTACCTCATGGACCTCTATAGCAACTCTGAGCTTAGTGTTATCGTGGCAGGATGCACGGGCGCTCGCATGGTTTACGGTGCCGACATGAACGTCACCCAGCTTACTCAGGGGATCACCCTTGTGGAGCAGTTCAAGAAGATGATTAATAATGAGTCAGTAGTGACAGGACTTTACTCCGCAAACGTCGCAGTTTGGGAACAAATCTAAGGAGATAACAATGACTATCGCATCTTCGTTTAAGCTTCAGAACGATCTGAAAAACCTCATGGCGCAGTTTCTCTATCTGAGGAATGAAGCCCTCGACCTTTATAACCTCTACTGGAAAGGTGGAGTCGACGGAGCTATTAGTGGCCTATCTTCTGGGGACCCTGCCTCCCAGGCAGCTCGTCTCACTAAAGCGCAGCTAGCTTCTGGGTTAACGATGGCCGATCAAATGGGGAACCAGTTCTTCGAAAACGGAACCGTGACCCAAGGTGATTACCAGACCACGATCCAGGTCACACTTTACGGTAACGCCACACCAACGCTCATTAGCGTTCCAGTGGAAGGCTTCGCTAATCGCTTAGTGCTATTCGCTCGCGCATTACTGACAGCCTTTAACGCATGCCGTGACGTAGAGAACTTCTATGGTGCTGTTCTTTTCAGCACTATCGATGCTTTACCGAATGGTACTGACATCGTTCCAGGATCAGACGTAACGAAGAATGATGTACTGGCGGCGATCGCTTTAGTACAGCAGTTCCAAAAGTTCCTACAGAACCAAGTGGTGACTTCAGGGTTCTATAAAACGACCTTGGGACAGTGGTCACGCTTCGTCTAATGGAACTCGTGGGCTAGATTATAATGGTACACTGGGTTAATCTCTTCAAAAGGGATTAACCTTACACCGCTTTAGGAAAACAATCATGAAAATGAAATGCGTAAAACTCGGCCCAGGCGTATCTAATGCTGTCTTCTTTTGGGAGGAAGGTCCTGAAGGTAAGAAGTCTAAAGTCGTAAAGACTATGGCGTTAAATGAGGAATTCGAGGTTGAGGATCAGATCGGCCATGAGATCATCGCTAAATACAAGGAAGTCTTCCAGGTCGTGAGCTATGGTGCTTCCGAAAAAAAAAAGTAGTAGCTCCGCCTCGTAATACGATGGTGAAAGAGGAGAAAGTGAAAGATGTCGATCAGCCTCAACCCTAATGCGCTCGTCACCTTAGCTGTGGCTAAAATGCACCTCGACGTTAATCCGAACTCGACGTCTGAGGATGATCGTCTTAGCTTTTTCATAAACGCAGCTAGCGAGCGTGTGGCTTCATGGTGTGATCGCATCTTCCAGCAAGATACTTACACCGAGATCCACAGCGGTAGGCGTCAGAACTTTCTACTTCCCAACCAGTATCCCGTCACGGCGATCTCAGAGATCCGGATAAATAACTCTCGAGACTGGACCGACCCTAACTCCCTGATTGATTCTACGAAATATGTGATCGCCGATTTTAACGGTACCATCCAGTACGACGGTATTTTCCCCACCGGGTATAATAATATCAGGGTGATTTATACCGCAGGATACGCCACATTCCCTTCCGACCTACAGCTAGCCTGTCTCTGGTTTGTCGAGTGGTATTACCGCCACCGCACTCGTGGGGATATGGGACGCACAACGATGGGTAAGGGCGATGAGAACGTAGGTATCCTGGCTGAAGCTCCGAAGATGATCCTTCAGATCCTCCAGGACTATCAGCGCTGCGAGTTTAATAACACCGAATCTCCAGTGAGAAACGCATGACGATATCCTCGAACGCGACGGATATCCTTTTGCGGCTCGAGGCTAGGATTAAAGCCACAAAGCCTGATAGCGAAGTGCTGGCTAAGGCTTTTACTCGCGTCGGGATTTTAATCGCATCTCAGACTCAGATAAACATCCGGCAAAAGGGTCTCATCGATACAGGGCGCCTTCTGAACTCGGTAAAGTATGAGCTTTTTAAGGAAGGCGAAATCTCAGGGGTAAGAGTAGGTTCGTTCGGTGTTCCTTATGCTTCGGTTCAGGAGTATGGGTTTAATGGGACGGTTCGAGCCCATAAGAGACTCATTCGCAAGGTCTTCGGTAAAACTCTTAAGGAACCTAAGACTATCGACGTAAGAGCCTATCAGCTTCGCATCCGAGGTAAGTATTTCCTCGGGGAAGCAGTCCAGAAGCAGAGTAGTCTCGTCCTAGACATTTTAAGGGAGGCACTCACAAGTGACTGACACGATCCATAGAATGGGCTCGCAAGTTCGCCTAGTTTACCAATCCATGAAGGCAAAGATAGCTAGGGAAATTGTTTCGCGATGTGAGACAATAGCGGTGGTCAAATATGTGGCCTTCGATAAGGTCAGGCTTTTAGCTTCTGACTTTAAAGACTTTGAGATCCCCGCAATTCAGCTAATCGATGTCGGGATGACTAGCATCCATGAGATGGCTAGGGCTAAAAAAACCTGGCAGATTACGTTAGAATTACTGATGAGGGGAGATCAGTATAATCAGGTAAGCCAAGAGGATCTCTGGAACTTAGAAAACGAGGTCCTCAGGAAGTTATGGGCGAATCCGAATCTTGGAATACCCGGCGTGATTCAGATGGTTTTCCTCGGTTCGACGACTGACTTACACTTGCTGGAGCCCTTCTATTACTCGAAGTTGGACTTCCAAGTGGTGTTCTATGAAGATTTAGTCAGGCACTGCTAGAATAAACATTAGAAACACATAGGGGACTCCCAAGATGTCAAAAAACTACGCTGATCTATATAACTACACGGGCGACTCTATAGCCTTGGAACAGCGCTTCTATGCGAAGCTAGAGGCATCGAAGGGAACGCTCCAGGCTCCGGCTAACGGCGACTTCTTTTATACACTCGGCGGTGGAAGTATTTCCTTCGCCCAACCGATCGAAAGCTCACCGCACAGGTCCGGTCGTCACCACACGAACATCATTAAGAAAAAGAAGACCTGCTCATGGTCTCTTTCTACGTATTTCAATATCGATGAGGCTCAGGGATC